TTAAAATTCCACCTGTCTATTGCATAGAATCTTAAAGCTTGTTTGCATAAACTCTTTGCCTAAAAAGTCTTTGCATTTTGGCATATAGGTATGTAGCACCTTTTGTGTGATGTCTTTATAGTTTATAGGCTGATAGTTATATTGTTTTTGAAGTTCTCCTAGATAATATGGCTCATCGCAATTAATATATCCACTATTGGGTAATATTACAGGATACCAATATTGTTGGTCGTTATTCCCATCCCATTCATACCGCCACTCGCCTATAATATAACTCTCGCAAAATGTTTTAGAAAATATCCCATAAGGCACAAAGATATGAGGCTTGTTTTTAAGTGTATAATGATTTCCTAAATCCTTATAGAAAAAGTAAGGATTTCTTATCTCAAATCTCTCCTGCTCCTGCTGTGTATAATCACTCACTTCTAGTTTCTCACTCTTAGCCATAAAATACTGATGCACGACAGATTCTAAATATCCCGCTTCTATTGCCTTTCCTACCCAATCGCCTATCGTGTTATCATCTATGGCTTTTAAGGCTAAGAGATACTCCCAATATTTATCTAAGCTAAGACTCTCTAGCATTTTTCTTTCACTTTGCTTCCATTCTGCCTTACTCTTATCAAATTCGCCATTTTGCTCTATCCATTCTTCCATATCGCCTAATTCTCGCCTTTCCTCATAAAAAAGTTTCTTATACAATCCTCATATACAGCAATAGGGTCAGCAGGAGTCTCATCTATGCTAGGCTCATTTACATCAATATTTGGCACATCTACCTTTTTGCTTACCTTTATCCATTTGCGTTCATCAACACTGCGTGAGTAAAACTCCCCTTAAATCGCAAAGCTTGATTATATGTTCTCACTTGATTGATAAAGTCCTTAGATTCCACATAGTCATAGTAGTTATCTTTATAAGTGCGATAGTCGGCATTATACACCGCTTGTATCCACTCACCTGAATAATACTCTTCATTACTCCCTGTAAATTGAGCCAACCTTGAATACCCCTCTATAAGCCTTTGATTATGCTGTTTTAGGAAGTTTAGCTTATATTCCATATCATTATCTAGCTCTTTTATTTTTTCTAGTGGGAATGGGGCGATTTTATCCATATAGCCATCATTCCCCGCTAGGTTATAATGGCTTCTGCCCTGTGTGCGTTCATCAATGTTATCTAAGGTTTTATTTTGTGTTTTGTGCAAAGGGGCGAAGTTTTGCGTTGGATTATAAGCTTGTGTGGGCTTAAAGCTTTCACTCCCAGCAGTTTCTGCCTGATAGCTTTGCCCATTTGCATAGATTTCATACCCACCATACAGCAGTGAATCTTTACCAGCTTGTAGTTTTTTATGGCTCATATAGTAGTTTGAATAACTTGCATAGGAAGTGGCTACTTTGTGAGATATGACTTCATATTGCAAAGATTGCAAGGCTGCATCATCGCCTAGCTTTTTGATATAAAGGAGCATACTTATCACCGCCGTTACTAGCCCCCACTTAGCCGCAGCGGCAGTGCTTGCACCGATAGCCTGCATAAAAGGCACACAGCTTAAAGCAATGCCTAGCAGATACCCCGCGACAATCCCCGCTATCACGGCAGGGTCTATCAAATCCGTGGCATAGTGCGTTTCACTCCTAGCTTTGAGTTCAGCTAAAATATCTGTATAGTGTTTTAAGCCTAGCTTTGTGATTTGCACATAGTTTTCAGGCAAAAGAGTAAAAGCCCCATCATCATAAAACACCACCCTTGAGCTACTCCCATAGCCATCTACAAGCTTTATGGTGTTTCTTAAAGATTCTCTATCTTGTTGTAAAAGTGTGCTTTCCTTATCAGTCAAAGGACGGATAAAAGTCTCATCATACAAAGGCACTTTTAATTTGTATTTTTCAATCACTTTTTTGGCGTTATTAAATAGCTCTATTCGGTATTGATTGCGTTTTCTATAATACTTTGAGCCATTGAAATAATCAAAGAATCCAGCCATTTTGTGCCTTTATATTGTTTTCATTGCCGTGAAGTTTTGCCAAAACTTCACTTAAGAGTGCTTTTGTCATTGCGAGATTTTGCAAAGCAAAATCGTGGCAATCTATGCACTCATCAACTCGTTTTTATTTGTTATCGTTGCGGTGTAGTTTAATAAAAGCATAAAGATTCTAAAAGGGTTAAATGTGTATTAAGTAAAAATTTATATAAATAAAAATATAATTACGCTAATTGAATCCTTTATGGGATTCAGTCGGTAGGCGGTAGGGAATCACTTTGAAAGGCTTAAAATGAAAGGTTTTAAGTTTAAAAAAGTGGTTGTGAAGCTCAAAGCTTGGAGTGTGTCCATTACTTTCAAGCTTGAGTTTCAATAATCACCATTCCTCTTGCATAATGCAAGGGGTTGTGTGATTATATCCTTTTACAAAATGGAAGTCAAATGCAAGAAAATAAGCCCTTTTACACCACTTTAAGCTTTGAGCTAGATTTGCAAGAGTTTAAATCTCTCTACAAACAAGCAGGATTCAAAAATAAAAATGAATTAGCAAAGTTTTTAGACTTAAGCCACACTACTATAAATATGTGGGGAAGTGTAACCCCCTTTCCACGCTACATAAAGCCCCTTCTAGTCTGTATGATACAAGCCCAAGAGAATCTCAAAAGCTTCTAGTTTTAGCCATTTTGTGTGTTGATATTTAGATGTTGATAAGGTTGCCCTTTAACTTGTGAATTATTAAGTGATGAGCCTTGCACATTGTGCGAGAAATTATCTTTATGGATTTGTGCGGTATAAGCATCGTTTATTTGTTGAGATGTAATTTTTTGTCCCATACTCTGTGCGATAGGGTCGTTGTCTTTCTTATAGGCTGTAAAATTTTGCGGGGTAGATTCTGTATTTGGCGTATTTGGCGTTGTGGTGCTTTGGGTTTGTGGCGTGGGGTTAGATTCTGCGTTTTCTTGTGGCTTGTTGTTTTGAGTGAGAGATTTAAGCTTATCCCAACCCGCCTTAACTCCCATAGCAACGCCACCTACTGCCATTTCTGCCAAGCTATAGTGTTTTGTGTTGCTTTTATAGCCACTTGCCGCACGATGAGCTGCTAAGTCTTTATCCATTTGCTCTTGGACTTGTTTATCGCTCATTCCGCTGTCTTTATAGGCTAACATACGCGTAAATGAATTTTGCTGAAAGCTGTTATCTATGGCTTGATTGTTTGCTATGTCGTTTTTCTCTCTTTCAATAGCATTTCTCTCACTCTCACGCAAAGTTTCATTTATCGCATTAATCGTGTTTGTATTGTTTTGCATTGCAGTTTTATGTGTCTCCATTACAAGCGAAGCGGCATTGTTTGCGTTTGCTAGGGCTTGTTGTGTTGAGTGATTGTAGATTTCTAGTATATTTCCCATTATATTTCCCTTTCTCGCGTTGTCTCTTTTGCAGGTTTGGACTGGTGCTTCGCACAAGTGGTGCTTTTGAGAGATTGCTTCGTTCAAGCTTCGGTCATTACCCTTTAGGTAACTCCCTTGCTTTCACTTGCAAAACTCCCAAAAATCCCGCAAAGATACTTCCGCTTGATTTTGTGTTGGTATTGTCGCCTTTCTCGCCCACTTCGTGTAGAGAATAAACATATTAAACACAAAATTTAAAGATTCTAAAAGGGTTAAATAATGCTCACTTATATTTCTCTAGTATCTCAAGTAAGGAATCTAGCTTCTTGCTTTTCTCATAGTGGAACAAAAAGCACTCCACCCATAAAGGCACACCTTTTTGCTTCCAATTTGCCACAGAGTTATAGCTCATACCCACCATTTTGGCAAACTCATCTCTACTTAAGCTCAACGCCTTAAGTTGTAAAGAAAAATTCTCATAACTCATTCTTACCCCTTATAATTAACTTTTTATGTATTCTAGCATAGAAAATATAATAAATGATTAAAAATACTATTGACTTTTTTAAATTGTTAGTGTAAAATATGGCGTGTTTAAGGGAGCGACTGCCTTTTGGTATAAAGAAAGGGGGTTGCTGTATGGTAGAAGTAATTCTATTACTCTTACTTCTTATCCTACTTACAAAAAGCCTAAAAGACTTTAAGTAAGCAAAACTATTTCTAAACAAACGCATTTTAGTAAAACCCCGCTAGTTTTGCCCTTAAACACAAAAATTTATACCACTCGTGCGAAGCACTAGTCCATACTTGCAAAAAGGGCGGGGCTTTTGGCTTTGAATGTTACTTTTTAACCCACTTACCTATCACAGAATCTTAAAGCCTTTGTATGCAATCACAAGACTTCCGCTTCAAGTTTTTCTAGCTCATCTATCAATGCTCTTATTTCAGGCATTGCATAGATTTCTACATAGCGGTTTCGCTCACTCTCAAAGCTGTCTCTTTGGCTATTAACGCTCATCATTATACAAATAATAAAGTTTTTAAAATCATTCAATGAAACTTCAAGCCCCTTGCCTTGCAAATCTGCATAAATCTCATTAATATTTTCAATCTTAGCTACCCACTTAGCCATAGCGATATTTGCTCCCGAGTCGGTATTAAAATCGTGGCTTGCAGGTATATCTTCTAATCTTGTGAGATTAAGCGGATTTAGAATCCACTCTCTAAACCACCCATAAACTAATTTTACAGGCTCGGTTTGATTTGCTATGACTTCATCACTTAGCAGCGTTTCAAAAAATCCTTTAAAGCTTAAAAACTCACTTACCAACGCATTTTGCTTAATCTCTTGTATTCGTGCGAGTTTCTGCTCTTGGGTTTGTGGCTCTTGTGGAGCTTCTACTTCAGGCAAAGGCTCTTGTGGCTCACTCTCTATATTCTCATTAGAATCTACTTCAGGCGGTGTAGTCTCTTGTGTAGAATCCCCACTGCCACCATTTACTATTTCTAACAACTGCGGATAGTTTAGCTCTAAGAGATTTTTATGTATCACACTATCTAGTTCAAGCATTCCACAAGCTTTTAAATCCCTTTCATAGTCATTGTTAGGCGTAGTAGGAAGCTCTTGCCAAAATTGCTTATAAGCAATAGTTGAAAGCATAGCTGTATTAACAAACTCATCATACGCCATTTGGTATCTACCCATAATAACTAATCTATATGGAATAGGTGTGCCATTATATTGCGGCAAAAAATGGCTATTGTAAGTGATAGTAGTGGCTTGATTTTGATTTAAAAATGTTTGATAGCTTTGCATTGCTTCTGTAAGCTTTCTTGCTTCTGCTCTCATCTCCGCACTTATGGTAGGCTCTTGCTCTTGTGGAGATTCAGGCTCTACAATAGGCGGATTCTCATTTTCTGTATTTTCGCTTTCTGTATTTCCTTGTGAGCTATCCCCGCCTTGCTCTCCTAGCAATCCTATCAGCTCAAAATAGCTCAAATCCAGCAAATCCCCATCTTTATGCTGTGTCTGTGGCATATTTGCAAAAACTCCACTAGCTCACTCTCCGTGCTTTGCATAAAATCAGCTAAAAAATCTCGCATAATGATACTGCCACCATTTGCCATAAGCTGTGAGCTTAAAAAGCTTTCATAAGGCTCATTTGCCTCGCTCTTATTTGCATTGTAATAATCCAAAAATGTCATATTCTCCGTGATTTTTTGATTTTGATTTTGTGTGAAAAACTCCATAAAATCACCCAAAAAGCTTTGGTAAGCCAAAATCTGCTCTCTGCTTAAGGCAGGTAATGTTTCTTGCTCTGTATTTTCTGCATTCTCACTAGAATCTACTTCGGGCAGTTCTGTTTCAGGGGATTCAGGGCTTGGCTCTACTTCAGGCACTTCAGGTATCACAGGGGCAGTTTGTGGGATAAAGCTTAAGCTCACACTGCCATTAAAAAGTGTGTTGGTAATATTAGCTCCACCGACAAAGACTATTTTTAGCACCTCTCCAGCTCCTAGATTTAAGGCAAAGCTTTTGGTATCTCCGCTTCCACCTCGTGGAAAAGCTCTTTGAGAACCCCATACATACACAGCTCTATCACACCACTTGACCGCTCCATACCAATATCTTCCGCATTTGTATCCCTCCGTATGTGAATACACTTTTTGGTTAGCTACACTTTGTGGGTTGCCAAGTCCGCCTTGTGCGACTTCTTGCAAGGTATCATTTATAAAGCACTGCACGGATACACCCCTTGCCCCAGCACTCCAATATTTTGTCCAATCACTTTCCACCCAAGTGCTTTTAGATAAAGCCCCATCGCCTCCATTTAGAGTAACGATAATATTTTGTGCGGAATCTGTATTGTTAGTATAGCTCCACTCGTTGGTTTGCAGTGGGTTTTGGTTGATGTGTTGCATTTTATTGCCTTTGGGTTGGGAGTTCAAAATCTGCTCTTACAATCTGCTTGGCTCTTAGATTCTCAATGCGTTTTTGCCTTGCTCTTTCATCTTTGTCTTTATCACTCTCAAAGCCTAAAGCCTTTAAAATAGTGTTTTTTGCATTAGCTCCGCTTGTTTCTCCACCGCTCATAATTCTGCCAATTTCTCGTTTTTCATATTGAGTTGCCATTTTTATTTTTTCCTTTCATTCAAAGTAGTCAAGGCGAAGTATTTTGTGATGATTTTGGGAGTTGTGAAGCTTTTTGTGCGGAGACTAGCCATAAGGGCTGTCGCACAAACAAAAAGCAAACTCTGCCAAAAGCACACAAAAGACAAGCCGATAATTACTCAAATCCAAAAGGGGATTGATAGCTCACCCCCGCCACCGCCTCAATACTCTCTGCACTCTCTATACTCTCTCTTAGCTTTTGCCGATAGCCTATGAGAGTAAAGACTTTTTCCCTATAAGCGTTACTCTTTTCCACTACCTTTTGACACAAGGCTTCTAGCTCTATGCCTCTTTGCTCGGCGATTTTAGCTAGAAGTGGGGCATTTTTTGCATTTTTATTCTTTGCATTGAGATAGGCGTTGGCTTCACTGACTTGCAAATCCCAAGTGAGTAGTTCATCTTGGGGTGTGTATTGAGCTTTGATTTTTGCCACTTCACTTTCAAAGCGGTTATTGATGTAGTGGAGTTGTTGCTCTTTTGCTTCTTCCAAAGTGGGTTTTACAAAGCAAAGCTTTTTCACATCATACTTATCGCCTGTGCTTACCCACTGCTTATCATCATCACTTAACTCTACGCACAAGATATTTTGCTCATTCCATTGTGGAATATCATTTTTATCAAAAATTTGCAAAACTATGCCATTTTCAATAAGGGCATATAACTTTCCATTTTCAGCCACCATTACTTTTTACTCCTTTCGTGTTGGGCTTGTCTCTTTGAGTGCTTTTAAGAGATTCTACGCTCAAAAGCTTCGGCACTACCGCTTAGGTAGCTTCTCGCTTTTTCGCTTGAAAACTCTTAAAATCACTCAAAGATACTTCGCCCCCTTGTATTTGTTTGTTTCTCATTTTTCACCCTAAGATTCCAAAGGCTTTTAGATTTTGGAGGGATTTTAGTGGTTTTGGAGCGAAAGGCGAAGGGAGTTTGCTAAACGCAAATGACCGAGCCTTGAGCGAACAATCCGCTAAAAGCACCCAAAAGAAAAAGCCACCCATAGCCATTAGCCTCTGTTGCTCCAGCTTACCATCACTATCCCCCTTGCCCCACCACAACGGGTGTGGTCTCATCTACTATTTCTACAAAAGCTCCCTTACAATCGCCCTTTTGCCCAGCTCCTTGCTCACTTCCGCTACCACCATTAGCACTAAGCAAAGCACCAAAGCTAGATATGCCTCCAGCAGTTGTGCTAAAACTAGCTCCTATGCCCCCTTGCACAAATACATAGAAATATTGTGCATCTTGTGGCTTTGTAAAAGTGCCATTTGCTGTGAAGTTTTGATGTTGAAAGTTATGTCCTAGTGCTGTTTGCTTAGATTTGATTTCATTCACAATAGTTGTCAAATCTGCAATTTGTGAAGCCCCCACCGCATCTAGCTCTTGCTTCATATTTTCTGCCATTTGGTTGAAGTCATCTTGTATCCCTGACTGCAAATCACTTAAGCTCTTGGAGTGATTTTGTGTAGCTTCGCCTAATGTGCTTAAATGCGTATCTTTGGCAGAATCTAGCTCATTTAAGTGAGTTTGCTTTTGGGCTTCTAACTCGGTTTTAGCGTTTTCTATGGCATTTTCAGCTTGAGTTTTGACTTCATTCATCGCTTCAATGGCATTATCTTTTGTAGATTCCACACTTTCAATACATTGCGTTTTAGCACTTTCCATAGTGGTAACACACTCATTTGCCTTGTCTTCAATCTCGCTTTTTGCATTAGCTACACTTTGCAGGGCTTCATTTTTAGCATTTTCTACATTCTCTAAGCTCTCACGCACAAAATCCCGCACTTCTTCCAAACGATTAAAACAAGATTCTAGCTCTGTCATCATCTCGTTGATATGGGTTTGCTTAATCACAAAGTCTTCATTAAAAGCTGTAACTTTCTGCTCAAAAATGGCTATTTTTTCACTAAAAATTGTTAAAAACTCTGCCTTTTTCTGCTCTAGCTCTAGCTCGTGGCTTTCTTTTTCACGCAAAAGCTCGGCTTTGACTTCATTTAAGATATTTGGCACAAGGGCGTTGATTTCATTTTTCATCGCTTCTGCTTGGGCGATTGTGGCTGTGAGCGTGGCGTTAATGGTTTTAATAGATTCTAGCTTTTGCTCTAGGTTTTGAATTTGATTTAAAGTCTCTTTAGCTATCTCTACATCGCCATTTATAGAATCTATACTATTTTTTGCTTCATCAAGCAGGGCTTCTGTGGATTTAAAAATATTAAGACTTGTATTATGTATGGTATATAGCTCTTTGAGTGTATTTGAGATATATACGCTGATGGTGTTAAAAGTCTCTTTTAAGAGATTGAACTGCTCGTTATTAAGTTTCAAATTCGCACATTGATAGCTATAAAACTCCCATATATCTTTTGAAACTTCCAAAAGTTGGGCTATGCCTTGAAGTGAAAAGTGTGTGTTACTTAGCACACTCTCATTTGTTTCAATGGCAATGTGTAATTCTTGCAAAAATGCTTCTAGTTTAGCATTGCTTTCCTTATCTAATGGCGTATCCACTTGTGGGATTTGTGGTGGAAGTGGAGCTAAAGGCTCATTTGGGAAGATAGGTTCAGGTTTTTGGGGTTGTAGCTCTGTATTCTCTTGTGGGCTTTGGGTATCAGGCTGTGGTTCTTGTGGCACTTCCACTTCTGTATCAGGCTCTTGGGATTCTGGCTCTACAATAGGCGGTTCTTGTGAGCTATCCCCGCCTTGCTGTGAGTTTTCACTCTCGGTATTGCCATTTTCTGTGTTTTCTTGCTCGGTGTTTTCTGCATTCTCATTAGAATCTACTTCAGGGCTTTGCTCTACTTCAGTTTCAGGCTCGGGCGGCTCTATATTTTCATCTTGGCTTTGTGGTGTTGTGTTTTCTTGCGTGGGCGGTGTGTTCTCTTGTGGGCTATCCTCACTTTGCTCTGGGCTTTGAGTAGAATCGGCAGTGTCTTGTGTGCCTTGCACTTGCTCTATTTCAAGGCTAGAATCGGCGATTACTTCACTTTGTGCGTTTGCTTCTGTTTGTATAGAATCTTGTGTTGTCTCTTGCATTGCTAGTCCTTTTTGAGTTATTAAAATGGATTAAAGCACAAAGCAAAAGATTATAAAAGGGTTAAAAATTCCAAGCCACCCTTTGACTTCTAGCTTTTTGCCTTAGTCTTTCAATGGGGCTTTTGCTCTCTTTTGCCTTAGCACCAAAGCTAGGAGCGATAACTTCACTATGAGCGACACAAGAAGCTATGCAGTCTATGCAATCATCTTTTCTAAAAGGCTTTGCAGGATTAAATCCTAGCAATTCTTTTTTAATTTGTGCTAGTCCCCTTGTATTGTGTAAAAAGACTAAAAAGCCCGTGTTATAAAAAGGCTTTAGAGCTTTGATTTTCTCTATTTTAGAGACTTTTCGGCTTGGCGTGTAGCATTTAATACTATTTGTGATTTGAGATTGAGCGTTTGTCTTTCTTTGATTATTCACTCGCACAAGCTCACTTAAAAGTAATCGCTCTAGTGTCAATCCACCACCATCACTTTCAATATACACTTTTGCCTTTGGATTATCTAACATAAGGCTTATAAGCTCTTGTATAGTTTGGGATTCTTCCCAAATGCCAAAAACACAATCCCGCACGACATATCGCAGTGTATTTTCATAGTTTTCTACACCTATTAGCACGATAGCACGATTATCCGCATTGGCATTTAAGCTTAGAGCAGAATCCACAAAGATATATAAATTTTGATTTTGGCATTCATAGCTTGGTATTTCTTTGAAATAGGCAAGTTCAAAAAATCCCGCTTCACTTACCATAGGCTCTTGCAAGTATTGAGTGCTAAACTCATCTTCTCCCATTTGTAGCTTTAAAAGCTCTAAATCTTTATTATTATGTCTTTGTGGAAAAAGGGGCGTATTTGGCTCTCTTATATGATTGTAATCGCCTATGGTGTAAGTCTCCCTCTCTTTATTTATAGCTTTGAGACTGATTTGCTTCCATTCATCAATGATGTGAGATTCAAAGTTTTTCTTATCTAGCAAGAATCCGCATAAATCTTCATCGCCTAGCCTTTGCATTAAAATAGTGATATTGCTCTTATTATCTTGCAAACGCGATAACACACTCTCTTTAAAGTTTTGATTAACTAGGTTGCGTTCGGCTTTAGAGTTCATAGCACTCACTTTAATAGGGTCATCTATCAAAATTTGATGTGCGTGAAAACCTGTGATAGCAGATTTAAGCGTAGTAACAAATAATCCGCCTCCTTCTTTTAGCACAAACTCATTAGCATTATCTTGTAGAAAAAGTGGATTTTTCCCAAATACACTCGCAAAAAAGGGCGATTTGATTAAATCTCGCACTTGATTACTTATCTTTCTGCATAGCTCATCGCTATAAGAAATGTAGATGAACTTTCTTTGCGGGTAGTTGCCTAAAGCCCACGCGATGAAACACCTTGCTATAATTTCAGTCTTTCCATAACTTGGAGGCATATTAAGCATAAGCCTTGTTATTAATGTATCTTGCTGTTTGGGCTTAGCGTTGTCTTTTTGGCAAGTATGGACTAGTGCTTCGCACGAGTGGCTAGAATCGTTACTTGTGTTTTCTTTTTCTTTTCGCAAAAAGGGGTTTATCCCCTCCCCGCTCCCCTTAGCCCCGAAAAAGTCTCCGCTTTTTCGGCAATCAAGGGGAGAGCCTCGCTTATCTCTCTCTAGCTCCGCATTGGCGGTGGCACTACTGCCACCTTGCTCCCAATGCTCCGCACCACGAGAGAGGCGAGATTCTGCCATTTCGTGCTTGTGTGTGGGATTAGGATTCTGCGTATGATTTAAATTTGCGGCGTTGCTTTGGGAGTTTTGTGCTAATTTTGAGGCGGAGCTAGACATAAAGTCTGCGGTTGTCTCAAAATTAGCACAATCTCTCAAATGATTGCCCGAAGTTAAATTATTAGGTAGTGTGGATTCTAGTATTTTGCATAAATAATCATAATGCCAATTATCCATAAAAGGCTTTTTCTCATACCGCTCCCATTTGAGCAACACAAAACTTTTAAAATCCTTTTTTGCTTTTATCCGCTTTAGAACTTCTAGCTTTGCAGGACTAGCCATAGAGTAGCTCTTGCTCCAAAAGCTCATAAAAAGGTGGCATTAGCATATATTTTTGATTTTCAGCATTGAGATTAAGCACTTCTATAAAGTCTTGTATTTTCTTTTTCTGTCTAAAATGTGTCCTTTCTATATACTTTTGTGTAACCAAAAATGTCTCTATTTCTACGGCATAAAGCTTTCTAAAATCATACTTTTTGAAGCAATATTCTATATCTAGCTCTCCCTCTCCATCATAGATAAACATCTCTTTTTTGCTTGTGGATTCTATGAGTTTATCTAAGCTATTGTAAATAGGGAGCTGCACTACTTGCTGTGGCTCTAGGGTGTATTTGGCTTTGCATTTGCCATAAGAGCTTTTGAGAATAAGTGTAAGGGGCGTGTCTCTTGTGTTTTTCACTTCACGCATTACATTCGCTCCGTTGGCAAAGGTTGCTCTTTTTGCATTTGCGGGGCTGTGGAGCTAGAATCTTGTGCTACGCTTTGCTCTTTGCCTTGTGCAAAACTCGCCATAGAATCTGCCCCTTGTGATAAGGTAGGGCTTGATGTGAGTGCGGGGGAGTTTGCATTACTCTCTTTTTCTAAAGCCTTGCCAAAGCTATCGCCTAGCGTATTGTAAGCTTCTGTTTGATTTTGTAGCGTGGTGTTGTATTTGTCTTTCTCCCATTGATATTGCTCTTTAGCTAAGTCTAGCTGTCCTTGTGCGATTTTTCGCATTCTTTTGTTTTCATCGTAGTTCATTATACCAACAGCAAGAGTTGCTCCTGCTTGTAATCCAGCACCTACCATTTTTGCTCCTTTTGTTTTAAAATTCAGCCCTAAATCCTTTGCTGCACTAACAATAAAAGCATTAAAACAAAAAATCAAAGATTCTAAAAGGGTTAAAAGTGGGGCTTTTATAAATGCCTATCCAATTCTTTCATATAAGCAAAAAGCTTGATTGAATTGTTTTTTATACCCTCTTTTGTTTTCCAATCGCCATTTGCATAAAGTGCTTGAACCTCTTTGGCTGTATTGATGACATTCTGCCTTGATTGTATAAGTTGTGGATTGACCATACCATTGGCTTTTTGCATATGTAAAGACACTTCCAAATCTGCTATAAGGTTTTGCATACTAATAGCATTGACTTTTGCCGACCTTTCTGCATTGTTTGTGGTATCAGCAAAAAGTGAATCTAATTCAGCTTCTTGGCTTTTTAGCAATTTGTTCCCTCTACCCAAAGTCGTTGCAAATATCGCTTTATTTGAAGCATTAGCAGCTCTGGCATCTGTAAGAAAATTAACATATCCTAATAATGTTTTATCCCCTAATTTGCCTATAGAATCAACAAACATATTCCCAGAACTTGCATTTGCAATACTTGCCTGTCCCATTCCTACTTTTTTAATATTTACAACAGCTGCGGCATAGTCGTTATAGGATTTTGTCAAATTCACATTTCTTGTCCTATTATCCACTTTCATATCAATTTTATGAAAATTATAGCTGACATTCAATCCTAGCTGTTTTGCGAGATAGGCATCTAATAGGCTTAGATTCCCTTTTCTATCAAAATAATCCACTCCTGTGTTGCGATATTTTTGATACTTCACGCCCTCACTAACATCAGGGGGAATAATGGTATAAGGCTCATTTTGGCTTTGGCTTTGTGATTCTAAGCCTATATTAGTAAGCTCATCTGCCTTTCCTTGAGAGTCAGGCACAAGTCCAGCATACAAATCAAATGGTTCCTTTTGCTCTTGTGATGTTTGTGAGATTGATTTAAGGGAGTCATTGACTTGTTTGGCAGCATTGCCTTGTGATTCTTTGGCTTGATTCAATAAAGAGAGCTGCTCTTGTTTATAATTCTCTACTTTCTCTTGCATTTTAGCTTGTTTTTTTTGCTCTGTGGGCTGTTTTGCTGTATTAGTATCCATCGCATTCTCCTTTTATTTCTTTTGGTTTTGCCACTTTTATAAAAATCTTATCCTCTATCCACTCATTACTATTATCACGCACTCTAAAAATAACTTCGTGGCTGCCTAGCTCATCGCTTTGGAATACAAAGAGCTTAGATTCTATCACTTCATCTTTGTATAAAAACTCCGCAGTATTGTCGGTAAAAACGCTTAAGCCTAGAAGTGTAATAGGCTCATTTGGAGCTAAAATTGTCTTTGGTGCTAGAATCTTAACCTGCTTATTTCCTAGCCCTAAATCTTTGATATTTAAAGCCTTATCTACAAGCGAGTTTAAAAGTTCATCAAAGTTTGAGCTTAAAGGCTCATCATTAATTTTATCAATCATTCTCACGACCAAATCACTGATATTTTTAAGCATTGAGCCACTATTTAACGAAGCGGCATTATTAGCCACAGCATTCATTGCGACATTAAAATAGCTCACATAGGCATTTGTCTTGTTTATCGCGGCATTATCTACCACGCTTCTTTTAATAGATTCTGCTTGGACTGCACTAGCTATGGCTTCACAAGCGAGTTTGATATTTTGGATTTTCTCCCGTGAGATTGCCATTTCTAGCTCTTGTCGCATTTTTTCCTGCTCCATTGCGACTTGTTGTTTTTTATAATCAAGCTCTTGGAGATTTAGGGCTGTTTGGGTGGCTACTTGGCAGAGCTGCACTTGGATTTGAGCAAGTTCAGCAGAGCTAAAATTCCAGCCTTTGACATTTTGCAAAAACCCGCTTTGAAACAAGCTCTCAAAGATTTTATTTAATCTCACTTCAAATTCTACACTATTCATATTTATTCCTATTTTATTTTATGTGCGTGAAGTTTGGTATAAAGCACTTATTTTGCCACAAGCACATTGTTTTTTATGCTATTTGGATTTGGGAGCTGGGGCTTATAATAGTCTTTGCTTATGGCGGAGTGGATACCTTGAATAAGCTCATTAATGCCTAGAATCTGCACACTTGCCAAACGCAAAGCAGTCTCATAACGCATTTTTATAATCTCATCAAGCTTTAAAGCTTCTCTAAAAATAGATGGGGCTTGTTCTTTTAAAGCTTGTGTGATAAGGCTTTTTGCGTGATTGTTTAAATATTCTTGTGTTTTATTATAAGCGTGATTTTCTAGCGTGGTGTTAAGCTTTTGGCTAGATTGTAGGGCTTGGCTTAATGCGGTATAATCTAGGAGAATGTTTTCATAATTGATAGAATCACTTATATTAAGATTTTTAAAAAAATCTTGTGTGAGTGAAAGCAGGGCAGTTTGTATATCTTGCTGTAATTGTGGTGTGAGAGCTTGTTTTAAACTATCAAGCAAACTTTCTTGCAAATGAGGGAGATTATCTAATCCCCATTGTTGTAAAAAGCTTTGTGTTAAAGATTCTAGCTCGGCTTTGAGCGTGGCTTTGGCAGATTCTAGTATAGTATTGTTTTGAGCTTTGATTGTATGAAGCAAGGCTTTTAAATCTTGTGTGTTTTGGGCTTTTAAACTATCTGTATTTTCTTGTAATATAGCTTTGGCTTGGGTGTTGTATTGTGTATTTAACTGCTCTTTTAAATCGCTCAAAGCTTTGTTAAAGGCTGTTTCATAAGTGGCTTGTATGCGTTGTTCTAGGTTGGAGATAATGTCTTTAATATCATTGTGGGCTTGGTTTATTTCTTGTATTTTTTCGTGTAGAAGCATAATTGTTTCCTTTTTAAGTTAAAACGCGTTGTCATTTTGAGCGTTTTTCTCTCAAACTTCTAAGATTCGCGGTGTTGCTTTGTGGGCTTTATCCGCATTTTAAGGGGGAGCTAGACATAAAGTCTGCGGTTCTCTTAAAATGCGGATAATCGCACAAATGATTACCCGAAGCTGAAGTTTCACTACTCTTTGCTAGAGAATAGCCCGATAACCGCAAAGTCTTGGTTAGAAAAGGCTGAAAGTGAGCCAGATTCTAATGCAAATCTGCCCTTTGCAATGGATAAAAGCCTATCCACTCCGCACACTACCTTTCTGCCACTATCTTCATTGTCATTGATGTAGAATGAGACTTTATCATTTCCCGCCATAACAATCGCACTAGCACCGATTAACGCACCTATGGCAATAGGTTGAGTTCCTGTATAATAGCTAGGCGGTGTGATTTTGCTAACATTTTGTGGGTCAATGTTTTTCTTAAAGTCTTCATCACTTAGCTCACTATTTGGCATACCCACTTGCAATTTAGTCCAAATACCCATATCAATTACAGGGCAGCCATCAATAAGCCCTAAAAGTCCGCTGAATAGGCGGTTTTTATCGCCTCTTTCCCCTGCGTGAATTTGCATATCTTTCCACTCTTGGTCATTTTTGAGCTGATTTGCCTGATGAGATTCTAAGAGAATGATATAAGAGTTATGCACGATACTCAGTCCCCCCTCACTCACAACATCAGCTTTAATTGGCTTAAGGGGGAATGTTTCTTTGCCATTGACACCAATCCCAGCCCTTGCCATAAAAATGGCTCTTCTTAAAGCCTTGACATTCATAACATCACCCGCTTGGATTTTCTTTGTCATTGTTTGGATTTTTGTATCAAATTCCTTATATCCATTAGCAGAATCGCACACTACCGCGTTTGTGAAGTCATTACACAAATGAGCTACGATTGACTTATCACGCCTATCACTCGCCCATTCTGCAAGGCTATCAGTGGCTTCTTTGACAAAGTCAATTTGTGCCATTGTAGAATAATGCTTAATGGGACTTCGCAAAGCATTTGCAATCACTTTGGGATAAATGGTTTGATTCAAAATCTCCATACTATCATAGTTTGCTTCTAAATCCGTGTTCCCACTGACACCATCGCCTGTGAGCTTGTTTTTCAGTCTTGGGCGGTAGGGTTGGTCATTTTGCACACTATATTGCCTTACACCTCTATCACTGCCTTTGCCTGTGAAACTTGCAAAAGGGCTTTTAATCCAGCTTAGGCGTTCAATCTCAGTAGCGATTTTTACGCCGATGTTTGGGTCGTCCTTGATATTTGAAAAATCTATTGTGTTCCAGTTTAATGCACTCATTTGTTACTCCTTGTTTTAGTATCGTTGTGTTGGTAAATCACTTTGTGGCTCTTGTGAGCTGACATTGGCGGGGCTTCCATTGACTTGCTGTGGCAAGTCTTGGTTTTGCTCTTGTGGCTTTTGGCTTTGCATAATCTCTAAGAGTGTTGGGAATACACTCTCACTTGGCAAAGCTTCTAGCTCTTTTTGCACTTCAGGGGGAAGTGTGGTAAAAAATGCTAAAAGCTCATCGGCACTTACAGGGGGATTTTGTGAATCCCATTGCTTTTTAGCAGAATCCAGCTCTTGCATTTTGTTATCAAACTCTATCTCGCCCTGCAAGTTTGCTACTTTTTCTTGGCGTGGCACAATCTCTTCTTTAAAGACTTGGTTTTGATATTCCAAAATCTTTAAGAAAAACTGCTCCTTATCGCTGAAAAATAGCTCCTCTAGCTCTGGGTCATTCTCACAAAGGCTAACGCACTTTTTAGCAAAATCAGATTCTAGGCTTTGCATTGCTTGGTTAAGCTCGTTTTGCATAGCTTGTAGCATTTGCTCTTTATTTTGTGGCTCATTTGTTGCAGGGGTGTTTGGCGGCGTAGCCCCTTGTGGAGTTGGCTGTATATTTTGCTCCATAGCTTATCCTTTTTAATAATCTATGCGGATTGTGCTAGGCAGAAAATACACCACTCTAAGCATTGCTTTGCCCTTACTTGCACCTGTGCTTGTGGCTAGAAGCGTTTCATCTTTTGAGGGCGTAAATACGGCATTGCAGATATTTACACCTTTTTGAGTTGTGTCAATATCATTACCTAAGGATTCAGCATTGCCCTCAAAGCCTAAATCCAGCTTTGCTCCTCCCTCTGCTACTTCTTGCACTTCTACACTTAAATGTGTGATTGTTGAGCCTTTTGGAAGAATCACTGCTTGTGTTGTGCCTTGTGATAAGTCCAGCACACAATCAGCCATATAACATACATTATGCACTTTTTGAGTTGCCATTTTTGCTCCTTTTTTAAAAATGTGAGTGCTATTGTGATAAAAAACAAAAAAATAAAAAAGGGTTAAAACTCTTTTAATATTGCGTTTTTGTTTGCAGGACTCTTTTGTTGTTTGAGCTGTTCTTATGTGTGCGTATTACACCTTTTTCTTTTTCATATTCACGCTCATAGAATTGCTTTTTTTGGATATTTATCTCATTTACCTCTCTTAAAAACATTTCGCACACTATACCCAAGCTTAAGGCTTTGTTATAGCTAGAATCTAGCACTAGCTCATCGTTTGGCTCTATCTTTTCGCTTAAAGCAGAGTAAGTGATACTTATCTCATCGTATTTGTCTATGGGGTAATTTAAAATGCTGTAAGTGTTTTCATACAAATGCGTAAAAACTAGGCTGTTTATGCTGTGAGCGGTGTGCTTTTGCAGGTAGGGAATACTCGTGCCATTGAGTGTAATGCCGTGAATATAAGCGACTTTTTGTGGCAAATCAAAAATGGCACTTTTTGGCTTAAAACAAAGCACTTGGATATTTTCTCTAAAAAGTGTTATTAGCTCATCTTGCACTCTTTGCATAGAATCTAGCAATTCCCTATCACTAAAACGCAGATTTTTATAATCATCATCTCTTAAAAGGGAGCGGGTAAGCAGTAAAACTTCTTGAGCTATCACTTTATTCTCCTTGTGCTTGTTCTTGCTCTATGAGAGCGTTAAGCTCTTGGAGTGTGAGCTTTTCATATTCTACAACGCTTTGGTCTTGCAAGAGTGTTGTGTCTTTGCCATAGATTTGTGTTTTCATATCTGCAAAGATTTTAGCTACTTTCTCCGCACAGGCTATGAAAATGGGGCTATTTTTTGGGTCGCCATTATCATTGTGAGCTAACCGCAACAAATGGTCTTTAGCCAAAATTGCACAAAGGGCTATGTTTTTTTGAATAAAATTCACACTCATTGTTTTAAGCAATATTTCATCTGTGCTAGATTGCAGCAGATTATTTAAAATCATAGAATCCACATTAAAGGCACATTCTCCTAAGTTTGTTTTGATTTGGTCTTTTATCCTATCTTCTGCGATGTTTAGCACTCTATTTGTATTTTTAATCACTTGTGGATTATGAATCTCATCTATTGATAAGGCTTGCCCTTGCTTCCAATTCTCTTTTTTAATCCAATAAGCTAAGGTGCGATAAGGAATATTAAAATGCTTTGCGACTTCTTGTTTTGAAAGATTGTGAGTTTTGTAGAAAATTTCTATTTCATTTTTATTTTTTATTGCCATTGCTTGTTTCCTTAAAATAAGAGCTTAAGGCTATTTGTGTGAATAGCCTTAAATTGTAAGGAGAGATTTTGTGTCAGTCAAACACGCCCATATTGTAGAAAAATGAAAAATGAAAAAAAAGGGTTAAAAGTCTTTAAAGTGCCTTTCCACAAGATTGACATAATTCATCATTATGTGTTTGGCTTTGCTCTTGTGGTGTAAGGCTAGATTCTGCATTTTCTAAAGAAGTTTCGCTCACGCATTCTTGTGTGGTCTCATCACTATGATTATCCTTTTCTAAAGAAACTTTGTTTTCTAAAGAAACTGCGTTTTGAGCTACGCTATCCATATTTGGCAAAGCTTCCCCGCTTCCATAGCGAGATTCTAGCCATTTGTTGATTTCCTTATTGTAGATGAGAATAGCAGTGGTGATGACAATATGCGGTATAGAAGCACAAAAATACGCCACGCTTAAAGCCGAATAGTCATCATTTGGCACAACTTCAGGGAGCAGACCACTTTTAAAAAAGATGATGATAAAAATAAACACACCCCAGCTTAAGAGTAGTTGCACCACTATGGCAAAAACTATAAGCCATTTTGGCACACCGATGATTTTTATATGTTGTATGCTTATAGCCACTGCTACACCAAACACTCCAGCACACAAAGCGATTAAAAATTTCCATAAAAAGCCAACTTCATTCATTTAATCTTATCCTTTGCATATTGGAGCAACTCTTGCGTGTAGAGTGCATCAAGGCGAACTTTTAACTCACTATCAGTAATTGAGTTTTTATCCCTTGTTGCCCTTGCTGTGTAATTTGGCATACCTCCAGCCCTGCTTCTCTCATTGCCATTTCGCACAATCTCAATAGCTTCGGGGATTGTGCGTTTGTAAATAGGCAGGGCAGTAGCTAGTGTATTATGGCAGTTTATACACGCTGTGCCTTGCCATACATCTTGGTTTTTTGGAGCTTGTAGAAGTCTGCAGATTCTTTTTCATTCGCATTGAGCCTTGTGGTGATGGCTTCTGCTTTTGCTTGGAATTGCAGCATTTTGTCTTCTAGTCTTTTTTGCCCACTTTTTAGCTCATCTACCATTCCACTACCGACATATAAAATAAGCAACAATCCTACAAAAAACCATAGATTCCAATTTTTCATAATTTCAAGTCCTTACACGCTTGAGGCACGAGTATAAAATAGCAATTCCTTTTTTTCTTTTTACAAGGGGGAGGGGCTTGAATTGCGAAGTCGGTTCGCAGATATACCGCTCACTCCCCCTTATAGAACCACCACCCCGACAACGCTTTAAGCGTAAAACTTCGCGGCAATGAAATACAAAAGGAGCATTAAACACAAAAACAAAGGGATTTAAAAGGGTTAAAAGGGGATTGTGGTCAAGGCGTATTAAAAGATAAGGGGCTTTAGCCCCGCTTGTGTGATTTGCTCCCCTTTAGTTAAAGTCTCATATGCCCATAGCTTTGATAGCTCCCTATCCTTTCCCTATGGCTCATCACTTCCACAAAGCAAAACATCAAAATAAGCAGTGTTACAACCACAACCAGCCTTAGCAAAGTCTCCATTATTCACCACTATAAATATTTAAAGCTTTCTCAAACTCTTTGAGCTTAGATTCACAGCTTTCATCTTTATGTTCTGTGATAACTGCGGAGTATTTTGCCCTTGTGTAGTCATTCATAGATTCTAAATCGCAGTGATATTTTTCACTCTCTAGTGCCATTTGCTCTATGGCTTTTGTTTGAGAATCTACTATGGCATTATTGATTTGATTAAGCATTTTTAATTCTGCATTTTTGTTTAAAAGATACGCACAGCTTCCACCTAAACCAAAAATGATAACACTGAGAAAAACGATGAGATATTGCATTTATACTCCTTTTTATTTTGTTTGGAAGTTTGAGTTTTTTTTTACATAAGACATAGCGGCAGTATTGTGGAGATAGAATCGGGGCTTTACGAGCTTTGTGCGAGAAGCTTACTTAAGCGTAAGTGCCGAAGCACAAAGCGAAGTAATCGCCGATTATAGCCCACAAGACAACGCGAATATCACTAAAGCCCATCACTTCTTGCCTTTGCAGTAGTTTAAATCTTTCTCCAACCCCTCCGCATACACCAACACTTCTTTTAAATACTCCAGCACATTGGCGTTTTTGAGCGGTTTCTTTCTTTCTTTGACATCACAGGCAACAGGCACTTTGACTTCTTTAAACACAACTTTTGGCTCTGCACAGCCTTTCATAAAATATACAAAAAGCGTGAGAATAATAAGAGTGGATAAAGATTTAAGAGCTTTGGCTTTACTCATCATATTGCTTTGCCTTGAGTTTGCTGTTCTTTAGCTCATAAATGTCTTTTTCTAGCCTATTTATACGCCTTAAAGCTGTTTTGAGATTAGATTCTAAATCATTCACTCTATGTTGCAACACGCCAATATCCACTTCTTGCTTTGTGTCAAGCTCATTGCTTTGATTAGCTCCATTTTGTGAGCTAAATAGGTTTTTTAAGAATTCTAGTAAGGTTTGCATTTTTTAGCTCCTTAGTTTTAATTTGAATTTAAATGCGTTTTTATATACTCATTTAACTCTTCTTGCTTTAAAATGGCTTTGTCTATGCTCTCTTGCAAATGCTTTAGTGTTACATCTTTGTTGGCTAATAAATAAGTTATTTGGCTATATTGCTCCCTAAGGTTTATAATCTCATTTTCAAGGTCTGCTATCCCTAGCCATTTTTGAAGTAAGTGTTTCATTTTCTATCCTTTTACACATAAAAGCGTTTTACACGCCCAAGCCAACCATTTAAAAACTTCTCATTTTGTGGCTTTCTCTTTACCAAATCTTTATAGAAGTTTTCACGCCCAACGCAGTAATCATTATTTAGCTTTGCAGATTCTGCATTGTTTGTGGCACTTAGTGTCCCATTGCCAAAAATACCATCATCAGCGATACCTAATGCCCTTTGCAATGTTTTCACCGCTTGTTTCACTCCAGCATTTACAGCAAAGTCATAGACATTCCCCGCTACTGCTTGGCTTTCAATCTCATCGCCCTTTAGCTTATCCCAAAATTGAGATTTATAAAAAGCATTTTTTTGAGATACAAATTCAGCATTCCCCAAGCATAGCTTTTCTAGCTGTTTGCGTTCAGCTTTTTGAGATAAATCCCCCACCATTTGCTTATAATCATCTACGATTTTCCATAGGGGTAAATCTTTCCACATATTCCTAGCAATGCCAAATATTGTCTCTCCCCCTGCGTCTTTGGGGTCATTGACATACCCACCCTCGCAATCTGCTGTTACCTTGTGTGCTGTTTCAAAATTTGCCATTGTTTATCCTTTTTAATGTTTTATTCAAAGGGATTCTTATTGTTTGGTTTTATACTCTACCCAGAGTTTTGGCAGTTTTTTACTTCTTTTTATTTCACATTTTCTTTTTGCAAGTTTGCTACTATCCTTGACTTTTACTTGTGCTGGTTACGCACCGCCCTTTGAATATGGTGTAAGTGTAGGGGATATTAAAAAAGATTAAAAGGGTTAAAAAGATTATGCGATTTCTCGCATTCTTTTTATCGCTTTTTGTGCTAACCTTATTAGGTATTTATCCCTTTTGCTTATAAAAAAGCGATAATATAAACCCTTGTGTGCAGATAAAATCTCCTTAAAATCAAAGGATTTTTTTGCATTAAAGATATTATGCAATATCTCTTCACGCTCACTGCTTCCACTCATTGAAATAAACTTATCCACCACCTTTCCACTAAATAAATCATATATCTCAAATTCATTATTTACGCCATAGAATCCATAGCTATAATGATTTTTTACTCCTACTAACATCTTTCCCCCTTTGTGTTGAATTGAATTAAAACATATTGTCTTGGCATTGTATTTCCTCCTTGCACTTTGTGATGTATTCGCTTAATGCGATGATTTGGGGTATATCTTTTTTAATTTTGGCAATGTCTAGATTCTTACTTGCTTGTGTGATATTTAGGTTTAAAATCTCGTTATACACGCTAGAAATATTAAGATTTGTATTAAGCTTATCATTTAAGGCGATGTTTAACGCACTGCCTTGCAGTTGCTCTGTGTTTAAAAAATGCTCTAAGTCAGCTTTGTAATGCTCATCTATGCTGTCTAAATCTAGTTGCTTTTTGGCGATATACGCACAATCCTTATCATTATAAATACTATAAAGCAGCTCTAAGATTCTGTTATGATTGCTCTTATAGCTTTGTGCTTTTTTGGTGTAAAAATATTCTTTTGGAATATGCGTAAGTGATGAGATATTATCTATCAATTCAAGTTTTGCGTAGAAGTTTTGCTCATTGTCTATGAGACTGACAAGATATTTAAGCAAGTCATCTTTTGCCTTAGAATCTTTAGCTTGTTTAAAATGATAGCCTATATAAAATTTCAAACCCGTTATAACATTACACTCTAGTTGTGCTTTTTTCTCTAAAATCTCGCCTATGTCTTTATAATTGCCTTTGAGTAGCATAGTTTTGACATTGTAGAATTTATGCGAAAAGCAAAGCTCTAGGCTTCTAATAGTCGCCTTTTTTCCTGCTTCATCACTATCAAAACAAAAGACTAGCTCAATCTCTTGGTTTATGCGATACAAGGCATTAAGATGAGCGAGATTAAAGGCTGTGCCACAAGTTGCCACAGCGTTAGTAAAGCCCATTTTATGTAAGGCTATGCAGTCCATATAGCCCTCCACTATAATCACGCTATTGTTTTGCTTTATCGCACTTTTTGCTAAGGAGAATAGGTATAGATTCTCACTCTTTTTAAATAGAAAACTTTCTCCACTATTTAAATATTTTGGAGCGTTTCTAAAATTCTCATAAGGGTGTGTTCGCCCACTTAAACCTACAATTTTATGAGCGTTGTTTCTAATGGCAAAAATAATGCGATTTTTAAAAGGTGTGTAGATACTCCCATCAGTGCGTTTTTTTAAGATTCCTATTTGCAGGGCGGTTTGTGTATCATAAATGCTACGGATAAAATCAAGGCTAGGCATTAGCCCTATGCTAAAGATACTAAAGTCCTCTTGTGTAAGCCCTCTATTATAGAGATATTGTAAAATCTTTTCATTCCCCATTAGCTCTTGTGTGGCTTTGCTAAAAAGGCTTTCGTATTGGGCGTTTAGCTCTTGGCGTTTGTCTTTATTGTGGGCTGTATTCTTGTTTGTTTCATATTCTATATTTACTCCACTAAGTTCGCCCACTGCTTCCACACTTTCTTGGAAACTAAGCTGCTTGTATTCTTGTAAAAACTTAAATACATCGCCACTTTTGCCACAGCCAAAACAAGTGAAAATCTGCTTAGCTGGGCTAACTATAAAACTTGCACTTTTTTCATTATGAAAAGGGCAGGGACTAGAGTAGTTTGCTCCACTTTTTTTGAGGATTAAAAAACTGCCAATAATGTCTATAATGTCGCTTTTGGCTTTAATTTCGCTAATGTTTTTAATCATTAAGAATCCTTTCTGTATTCATAAACAAGCAAATTGTTTCTACTCACAAACTCCAAATACTCATTGATTACACTAATCAAATAAGCATTCTTGCTTAATTTCTGCTTTCTTGCATTTCTGTTTATTCGCCTTATATTTGACTCTCTTAGTAGGAATTTTTTTCTTTGCTTTTTTTGGTTTAATTTTACGCTCCGCATTGTCAAATCCTTTTTCTTTTCCAAACACTGCCCTTTCAATGACTATACTTCTACTCACGCCTAAAATCTCGGCAATTTCATCTATGCTTTGCAACAAGGCTGTTTCTAAGAAAAAGCTTGTTGTATGGATTTTTGCGTTTTTCATTTGTTGTCTCCTTGCATTATCCAAGTTAGCCCTAGCTCTTTTAATCTTTGCTTGGTGAAGTAGTCTTTTAATAATGCCTCTTCCTCAAACCTTGTGCCTTTAAAATTTTTAATCCTTGCAGTTGTGGATAAAAATTCAGCCTGTTTTTTCACACAATCAAGCAATATTGAAAAAAACTCGCCCACATAGATTCTTGCTTTGGTATTACAATTAAGACTTAGCACAAAAGATTCTAAAAGCCCTGTATCTTGTGGATTCTCATCACTTAGCTTTTGGAGAAAAAAATTCACTTGATTAACCGCATAATCTGTGAGTTTTATTCTCTCATCACCCTTAATTTCTGTAATAAATTGTTCTTTTACCATTCCTACCTCCTTTGCCTTTATTTTACTTCTTGCCCTAATCTTTCAAGGGGATTATGAGCGGTTTTGGCTTCTTGGTTTTTCCCCACATAGTTTTTGGCTTGTGGTTTTTTAAAACTTTCATATCTAAGTAGTGCTTCGTAGGCTTTTAGTAAGCCACTCCAGCCACGATTAATGCAAGTTTCAACACATAGCACAATGTCCGCATTTTGCATTTTAAGCTTCTCAAAGTCTTTGATTATGCTATTTATCGTGCTTTTTGCTAAAAAGCCTTTTTCCTTGCGATAGGCAATAAAGTCTTTGTAAGCCTGTAACTCTTGCTCGGTGTAGGATTCTAAAGGTAGTGATTCTTTGAATTTTGTGCTTTTAGGTGAGAGTTTAGTGTCTTTGAAAGATTTAAAACTTTGGCTTATGGTGAGAAACAAAGCGGTTGGTTTTGGCGACTTATTAGAGTTGATATTACTTGATTTATTATTATTACTTATGTCAGCAGAATCTCCGTATGCGGATAAATGTTTAAACGGATAAGATTCCACACTTATGGAGTTTTGAGCTTCTTGCTCTTGTGAATCTATACTATCTACACATTGAGATTGTATAATTTCTAATTTATTAAAAGTATAGACACTTTCTTGTGTCAATTTGCCTTTTTCATCTCTTATTTGTGAATATTGCAAAAGCCCGGCACTCACAAGCTCATTCCTGTATTTTCTTACACTTGCTTCGCTCACATTTAAAAGCTTGGCAAAATGCTTGATATTTATATTCCACTCATCACTGAAGCTTTGGGCTAAAGCATAAAACATTCTAGCACCCATACTTAAACTTTCATCGCGGAGTATATCGCTAGAAAGTATTGTGAAGTTGTTTATTTGTTGGTCTTTTTGTATCATTTTTTTACTCCTTGTTTGTGATTTATTTTTTAAGATTCAGCTTTTGCAGGTTTGGACTAGTGCTTCGCACGAGTGGGTATGCAATGCGGCAGAATTTGCGAGTGATTTTTGGGGTTGTGCTGCGTTTCCGTGCGAGAAGCTACCTAAGCGGTAGTGCCAAAGCACGAAACGCAAACTCCCCAAAAAGCACCGTAAAGACAACGCATTTTTCATATCTCTACTACCTCCAAATCTCTATAGTTCTGCTCCTCCTCATACACACTAAACTTACCTAGCTCACTATTGAAATTTACTCTTTCTTTATAGTGTTTGCCTGTTTGCTTGTTTTTCTTTAAAATCACGATGCGTGAATCTTCGCTAAATTCTCTCACGCTTTCATTTTTTGGCTTATCGTGTTCTATGCGTATGGTGATACTCGCCTCGTGTCCGCCCTTTTTGCTCCCCATAGGATTATCTCTATCACCCTTGCTTGTTTGCACAATGAGAAATACTAAGATTCCTAAGCTATGGCATAGTCTTGCAAGAGTTGAAAATTTAAGACTTTCTTCCTCTTCCATATTTCTACCATTGGGGCTTACTAGTCGCATTTGGGAATCTATGAGAAATACTCTCACGCCTTGTTTGTAAAGTGTCTTAATATTTTGAGCTACTTGATAAATCTCATATCCATCATCTATGATGATGAGATTTTCCCTTTTGAATGATTTATCATTTCTTTTGCGTTTGAGATAGGTGTATATGGGGAATTCAAAGCTAAAAAAACATACCTTATTGGTTTTTGCCATAAATTCCAGCATCTGCAAACCTAAAGTTGTTTTACCTGCTTCTGGGTCGCCACTGATAAGCACAAGTTGAGCGGATTCTATGCCCCCATCAAAGACAGAATCTAAAAAGCTAATACCTGTCTTATATTTTGGCATTTGGGGCAATGTATCATAATAATCTTGCCACTCTTGCATATTCTTATGAGAGCAAAAATTCACATTAGGGATAAGTGCGTTCATATCAAGCAGAGCATTATTCTCACTTGCTTCAAGGAGCTTTAGTCCTGCTTCTTTTTGCTTTTGCTTTAAAAAGCTTTCATAAAAGCTTTGCGTTAATCGCACCACATTTGGATTTGGGATATGAGAGAGAATATCTAAGAAATAATCTTGCTCCTGTTCTTTTTTACTTAGCTTACCTACAAAAGCGTTTTTACTCACGCTTTGAGATTCTAAAAGCTCTATTAGAATCTCAAGCGTTCTTTGTCCTTTTTGTGTAAAGCACTCTTTAGGAATTTGGGCTAAAAACTCATCAATTTGTTGTGGATAGGCTAGAAATGAAGCCATAATCTCTTTTTCTAACTCTATCATTTTTCTTCTCCAATCACTTCAATAACAATACATTGAGCTTCCCCACATTCACTACATATTGATAAGATAGGCACTTCACTATCCAGCTTGATTTTTAAATCAATTTCCGCAGAATCTACTTCATTTATATATCCACACTTCTTGCAAACATACCAAAATGTCAT